ACGGCTGGGGAATTCGATGATGCGGCCGAGGCACTGACGTTACTCATTCACGCAGCGGCCAAACTGGCGAAGCGTGATCTGATAGCGTTCAGGGAGTTGGTCGAAGTGAGGAGAAAATGAATCGGCGCAACCTTGATCTATCAAAGATCCATATTGCCAAGAAGGATTTGGCACTGGATGAAGACACCTACCGAGCAATGCTTCAGCGAGTAGCTGGTGTGAGTTCGGCGAAGGATTTATCACCACTGAAAACCTCTGTTGTGCTCGCGGAGCTGGAGCGCTTGGGATGGAAGCCAAAGAAATCTAAGGCAGGCAGAGCTGCGCCAAAAGTTGCACCAGATCGGGAAAAACTGGTTGGCAAAATCGAAGCCTTTCTGGCCGAAGCTGGACGGCAGTGGGCTTATGCCGATGGTATGGCGCAACGCATGTTCAAGGTCGAGCGAGTGGAATGGTTGGATGCCCGGCAGCTCGGGAGCATGGTGTCGGCCCTGGCCTACGATGCCAAACGGAATGGGAGAACGACACAGTGAGCAATGACCAGTTATTTGCTGACGACAGTGACAAGCTTGATCCCAAGAAAGTTTTGGCCCATATGGAAGACCCTATCGTTTCTGCTCGATGGGAGGGAAACCTTAAGGAGATGGTCGAGCTTGCTGAATTTGAGCTGTTGAAAAAGCTTCCAGAAAAACCCGAGGCAGTACCCGAAATTGCGCGTGCAGTCGTGTTTTCGATCTGCTCCACCATGGGTGGCTCAGTGATTTATCTGCCGCGTGGAGAATCGCTCAAGCGAGCAATGCGAGACGCTGAAATCTACCGTGAATGGTTGGATGCTGGGGCGCAGCCCCATGAGCTGGTGCGCAAGTATCAGCTTTCTTCAGCCATCATCTACGGCATCATTAAGCGTCAACGGGGATTGCACAGACAGAATGGGCCTGACTTGTTTGGCTTTGAGCAGGAGACCATCCACTGATAGCATTGCCCTGAGTAATGCCGCTCCACCAACCCCCGCCGTTGCGGGGGTTTTCTTGTCTGAATAAGAAACTCGGTCACATCTCCCAAAGCGCGAATCTAGCTCGGTACTTCTTACCGACGGGTTCACGTCATGTCTGTCTCGGTTCCTACAACCCCACGTGCATTTGCTGCTCAGATTCTTGAGGGCAGCTTTTCGTGCGAGTCGATTCTCGAACGGTGCCCTGTCGAATGGCATGACCTGGTCATGGAACACGTTCGCGTAACTCAGGACCGACGCGACATGAACGTCGCCCGTCAGCAGAAGTTTCGGCCGCAGGCCAAACCATCGAGCCCGAAAACCACCACCTACCAGGAGCAGCACCTGGTGCGCGGCAATCCTGTCGTTGCAGCTGCGCATCTGGCTGCTGTTCGGGCCTCCCTCAACTCCAATCGAGCGATCTCACAATGACCTTCCGAAATCACGGGCGGCAGTCCCGTGCCCCGCGTATGACCGACTGGACGGTGATCACCATCATTTTGATGGTCATGCTGGCCATGGTCGCCCCGACCAAGCTGGCAGTCATCCTTTATAAGGTCGGGCTGGTGGCTGGTGGCGGCGTCCTGGGCTACTGGATCGACCGCGCTCTGTTCCCCTATGCCAGACCCGACAAGGTCCATCGCGTGCACCAACCATGGGCTGGACTGCGCCGCGCAGTCGTCGTGCTGGCCTGCGTCATCGGCATGACGATGGGGCTGTGACCATGACGCGATCACGAATCCTACTCGCTGGTTGCTTGATTGGTTTGGTGGCTGGCCTCGCACTCTGCGGCCAGGCTCGCGCCGAAATTCCGATGCAGGCCGAACAATACCGACGCGATCTATCCCGCATTGCCCAGGCTGAATGGGGTCTGGAAGCACCCGTTGCCACCTTCGCGGCGCAAGTTCACCAGGAGAGCCGCTGGAAGTTCAACGCGAAGTCACCTGCAGGTGCGCAAGGCTTGGGCCAAGTGATGCCCACGACCGCCACTTGGCTTGCCGAACTTTTCCCCAAGGCTCTTGGAAAAGTCGAGCCATACAACCCGACTTGGTCGATGCAGGCCCTGGTCAGCTATGACCGTTGGTTGGCGGACCGTATTAAGGCACGAGACCCATGCCAGCAAGGCGCCATGGTCCTGTCCAGCTACAACGGCGGACTGGGGTGGCTGATCCGTGACCGCAAGTTGGCATCGGCAAAGGGCGCCGATCCGCTGACCTGGTTCGGGTCCATCGAGCGATTCAACTCTGGCCGCTCTGCTGCGGCCTTCAAAGAAAACCGGCAATACCCCCGCCTAATCCTGCAGCGCTGGGAGCGCCTGTATGTCGATGCTGGCTGGGGTAAAGGGGTATGCCAATGAAGGAAACACTCAAGTGGTTTGCGCCTCTGCTCATCGCATTGGCTTTGGTCGGCGCCGTATTCCTGTTCGTCGAGCACACCCGGCAAGCCGGTTATGACGAAGGGTTCATTGCCGGAGAGGCCAAGGGGGCGGAGCCATATCAAAAGCTCAAAGACGAAGTTGAGGGCGAACGCCTAGCGCTGGCCCGCGAAGATTTGGCGAAAGCTCAGGCCACTGCCCAATTGATCCTGGAGCAAACCAAGCGTGGCGATGACCTGGCCAGTCAACTCGTCACCACCAAACAAGAGCTTCGCCGAAATACCGACAAGCTCACTGGAGAGATAAACCGTGTCACGACTCTATATCGCCGCGCCTTGGATGCACCGCCTGAGCCTTTGCCTACTGCTGTGTTCACTACCGGCTTTGTCCGCGTGTGGAACGAAGGCCTTAACCCAACCGCAATGCGTGCCAAGCAGCCCGCCAGCGGAGCTGCTGCGACTTCCGGAAGCCCCGGAGCCGCTGACGACCTCGACAGCGGAATAACTCCAGCTGTCCTTCTAACCAACCAAGTGCGCAATAGCGAGAAGCATGCTTCTTGCCGCGCTCAGCTTACAAGCCTGATCGAGTACTACACCCATGGACGTTGATGACCGCGCCACCGAAGTCGAGGAAGCGCATCGAGAGGCTGCTTTAGCGGCGCATTTGGCACAAGCAAAACAACCCGAGCGCCCCTCATCTTTCCACTGTGAAGATTGTGGCGGAGCAATTCCAGAGCCGCGCCGCGTAGCTGTACCAGGTGTTTCGCTCTGCGTGGATTGCAAATCCATCCATGAGTACTTGGGGCGCAAATGAACATGATCGAGATGCCACCTTGGCAATTGATCGCGTCAGCGATAACCCTCCTGGGGATCTTCGCAGGCTTGGTCAGGTTGCTGCTCTCTCAGATGGAGGGGCGCCTGGACGAGCGCTTTGCAGCTGTCGCGAAGGACTCCGAACGACTTCGCCAGGTCGAGCTTGGCTTGGAGCGTCTACGCGGTGAGATGCCTCTGCACTACGTCCGCCGTGAGGACTACGTGCGAAATCAGACAGTCATCGAGGCCAAGCTCGACGCCCTGGCCCTCAAGTTCGAAAACGTTCAGCTCAAAGGAAAATTGTAATGAACATCGACCATGCGAAGGCCCGACGCGAAACACTGCGCTGGTACATCCTCCTTACTCTCAATACGTCTCGTCCGGTTGATCCGCATGAGGCAGTGGTGCTCTCAACGATCCAGGGCATCTACGCCGACGCGACGCAGCTGGAGTTACGCCGTGAGTTGGACTATCTGAAAGATCGTTCCCTGGTAACACTGAAAAAGCAGCCAAACGGAGTATGGATCTGCGGGCTAACCCACTATGGCGTGGACATTGCCGAGTACACCATCGACTGCAATCCCGGGATCGCCCGGCCTGAAAAGTACTGGTCGTGACTCATGCCGCCACGTAGCAAGGTGACCGCACTGCCGGCCGAGGTAAAGACCTGGCTCGATCAGTCATTGGTCGAGTCGAACTTTTCTGGGTATGAATCCCTATCGGCTGAGCTGGAAAGCCGAGGCTACTCCATTGGTAAAAGTGCCCTGCATCGCTACGGCTCAGAGTTTGAGGTCAAGCTGGCATCGCTTCGGATGGCGTCAGAGCAAGCAAAAGCGGTAGTCCAGGCGGCCCCCGATGAAGAAGGGGCTGTCAACGAGGCGCTCATGCGCCTTGTACAAGAACACCTATTCAAGCTGCTGATGGCTGACGCAGGAAAGATCGACCTTCCGAAGGTGGCCAAGGCTGTCGCCGAGCTTGGTCGTGCGTCGGTTGTGCAGAAGAAATGGCAGGCCGAGTTCCGAGAGAAGGCCGAAGCCGCTGCTTCCCGTGTCGAGAAAATCGCGAAGAAAGGTGGCTTGAACGCCGAGACAGTCAACGAAATCCGTCGCGAAATATTGGGAATGGCGTCATGAGTCTGCCTCTGTTCCTCGACAGCACCGCCACCCTAAGCGCCCCAGCGGTATTGCTCGACTATCAGAAAGAGTGGATCGGTATCCGCGCCCCGCTCAAGGTCGGCGAGAAGTCCAGGCGTATTGGTCTCACTTGGGCCGAGGCGGCCGATAACGTCTTGGTGGCTGCCGCCGAAAAATCAGCGGGTGGTCAGACGGTTTATTACCTGGGCTACAACCAGGACATGACGGTTGAGTACATCCAGGCCTGCGCAATGTGGGCGCGTGCCTTCAACTATGCAGCCGGGGAAATCGAAGAAGGTATCTGGCCGGACAGTGATCCTGACAAGCACATCAAGACCTACACCATCGTGTTCCCCAGTGGGCACCGAATCGTTGCACTGACCAGTCGCCCATCTAACTTGCGTGGCCGTCAGGGTGTGGTCGTGATCGATGAGGCGGCGTTCCACCAGGATCTTGCTGAGCTGCTTAAGGCGGCGCTCGCTCTCCTGATATGGGGCGGTGAGGTTCATGTCATCAGTACACACGACGGCACCGAGAACGCATTTAATGAACTGATCAACGATATCCGTGCTGGCAAGCGTAAGGGCGCACTGTTCCGCTGCCCATTCCGTGAAGCGGTCAGTGACGGGCTTTATCAGCGCGTGTGCTTGCGTAAAGGGATTGAGTACAGGGAAGAAGAGGAAGCCGCTTGGGTTCAGGACGTCTATGACTTCTACGGCGATGCGTCGGAGGAGGAGCTTGATTGTGTCCCATCTCAAGGCGGCGGTGCCTTCCTCAGCTTGGCCCTGGTCGAGCAACGCAGCAATCGTGAAGTGCCAGTGCTTCGTCTTGCCTACCCGCAAGGGTATGAGGTCCAGGAGGAGCATATCCGTTTGGCCGAATCCCTTGAGTGGTGCGAAGAAAACTTGCTCCCGCTGCTCAATGCTATTCCTTTGGATGTGCAGAGCTTCTACGGCATGGACTTCGCTCGTAGCGGAGATCTGTCGGTGATCTGGCCGTTGGTCAAAGAACAGAACCTGCGCAAACGCACACCCTTTGTAGTCGAGCTGCGCAACGTCCCGTTCAAGCAGCAGTTTCAAATCAAGTGCTACATCATCAGTCGCCTGCCCAACTTCCTAAAAGGTGCGGACGATGCCAGGGGCAACGGCTCGCAGTTGTCTGAAGACACTGCCATCGAGTTTGGTTTCAACCGTATCGAACGGGTGATGCTTACCGAGGGTTGGTATCGGGACAACATGCCGTTGTTCAAAGCCGCTCTTGAAGACGACACGTTCTACGACATCCCTGCCGACAAGGACGTCGTGAGCGACGTGCGCGCCTTTCGCGTGGTCAAGGGTGTGGCGCGTATCCCCGAAAAACGCACCAACGAGAAAGGCGAAAAGTCTGGGCCAAAGCGCCACGGTGACGCCGGGATCGCGGCCGTACTAGCTGATTACGCCTCTCGCCAAGATGTCGAGATATTTGAATTTCACCGCGTCCCGCCATCAGGTAGTCACGACCGTACGGTTCAGACTGGCGGCGGCTGGCGCTCTAATAAAGGCATCTGGTAATGACCCAGTCCCGAATCGTTGACCAGCATGGTCGTCATATCCAGCTCGATCAGCTTACCGAAGAGGTCGCCGCACCTCGGCTGACTGGCGTGCGCCAGGTTTGGCACCCGTCTGTTGCGAGCGGCCTTACCCCGCAACGACTGGCGAACATTCTTCAGGGTGCTGCCGAGGGCAATGCGCACGACTATTTGACCCTGGCTGAAGAAATGGAGGAGAAAGATCTGCACTACGCCTCCGTCCTGGGCACTCGCAAGCTTGCCGTGGCTGGCTTGAACATTCGTGTCGAGGCGGCCAGTGATGATGCTGAGGATATTCGTCGTGCCGATGCAGTGCGTGAAGTGGTTGAGTCTGCCGAGTTCGGCGAGCTGCAAAGCGAAGCGGTTGATGCCCTGGGCAAGGGTTTTTCAGTAAGCGAAATCATTTGGGATCGAAGCGGCAAGACTTGGATGCCGGATCGATTCGAGCCACGCGACCAGCGTTTCTTCCAGTTCGACCGCGAGACTGGCCGTGAGCTGCGACTACTGGACGAAGCCGATATGGTCAACGGCGTTGCTCTGGCTCCTTACAAGTTCATCGTGCATCTGCCACGCATCAGATCCGGCTTGCCAATCCGTGGCGGTTTGGCCCGGCTCGCGGCAGTGGCTTACATGTGCAAAGCGTGGACATGGAAAGACTGGATGGGGTTCGCCGATATCTACGGCATTCCCATGCGCGTGGGTCGGTATGGACCGAACGCAAGCAAGGATGACATCGGCGTCCTGCTTTCAGCCGTGGCCAACCTAGGCAGCGATGCGGCAGCAGTCATCCCTGACAGCATGAGAATCGATTTCACGGCAGCTGCAAACGTAGCCGGTGCCGGGGAATTCTTCAAAGGGTTGGCCGAATGGTGGGATAAGCAGGTAAGTAAGGCGGTCGTGGGTCAAACCATGAGCGCCGACGATGGAGCTAGCCTAGCTCAGGCGAAGGTTCACAATGAAGTTCGCCTTGATCTCCTGGAGGCTGACGCTAAGGCACTCAGCAATACTCTCAATCGGCAATTTGTTCGTCCGTTCTGCGATCTGAACTTTGCACCAGGTCGTCGCTATCCCAAGCTCATCGTTGATGTTCCTCAGCCAGAAAACATCGAGCTGCTTATTAAGGCGCTCAAGGATCTGGTGCCGCTTGGGCTTGAGGTAGAGCAGTCGGTCATCCTGGACAAGCTCAACTTGCCGTCCCCAGCTGAGGGCGCAAAGATCCTGGGCAAGGCTGCAGCGCCGACGCTTGCGACTGCGGCAAACCGAGAGCAGCCGACGAAGGTGGTCGATATAAAGGACGTGGTGGATAACCAGGTGAAGACTTTGGAGGCCGTTGCAGCAGCACCGCTCGGCGATATGGTTGACGCCATCCGCGAATTGCTTGATTCGGTCAGCAGCCTGGAAGAGTTCCGTGACCGCCTGATCGAGGTCTATCCCGATATGGATGCGGGTCAACTCGCGGATGTAATGGCTGATGGGTTGGCGGCTGCCAGCCTTGCCGGGCGATACGATGTGTTGAGGGGGCTTTAATGGCGGTCTCTCACGGCTCGCTACCGTTCCAGGAGCAGATCGACTACTTCCGAGGCAAGACCAATATTCCCACACGCGCTTGGACGGATGTTTACAGCGTCGAGCATGACTGGGCGTTCGTGGTCGCGGGCACCACCAAGCAGGCCCTTCTTGCGGATATGCGCGGTGCTGTCGAAAAGGCGATCACCAGTGGCCTCACCTTGGAGCAGTTCCGTGCTGGGTTCGACCAGGTCGTAAACAAGCATGGCTGGGAATACAACGGCGGGCGTGGCTGGCGGACTCGCGTGATCTACGAGACCAACCTGCGCCAGTCCTATAACGCCGGACGCGAAACGCAGATGGCCGACCCTGAGCTACGCAAGCGCAGGCCATATGGTCTCTACCGCCACGGTGACAGCGCTCACCCTCGGCCACAGCACCTGGCTTGGAATGGAACGGTGTTGCCCCTGGACGATCCGTGGTGGAGTATTCACAGCCCCCAGAACGGCTGGGGCTGCAAGTGCAAGAAATTCATGGTGGGTCAACGTGATATCGACCGCCAAGGTTTGAAGGTAGGTCCGGCGCCAGAGATTGAGTATGAGGATCGCACCATTGGCGTAAACAGCCCGAACGGCCCTCGCGTTGTGCGTGTGCCAAAGGGTATTGATCCGGGCTTTGAGTTCGCACCTGGTCAATCACGGTTGGCCACGGCCGTGCCACCACTGCGTGCTTACGATCCGTTACCTGAACCAGGTGCGCGGTCGAGCAGTGTTCAGGGCGCGGGCCTGCCAAACAAGCGGCCACTTAGTGCACTACCTCCAGCGCGGGAAGTGTCTGCTGACAAGCTCTTGCCGGAGGGGCTTCCCGACCAGACCTACGTTGAGCGCTTCCTGGCAGAGTTCGGCGCGTCGGACGCGGCGCCGGTCTTGTTCAAGGATGTGACCGGCGATGCCGTAGTGGTCAGTCGTGAGCTGTTCACGAGTGCCAAAACTGGCGCTTTAAAGATCAAGAAGCGTGGCCATGCGCGTGAGCTGCTGCTGCTCGCTGAGGCTATCAAAGATCCCGATGAGGTGTGGGTGCGGCTGGAATGGCTGTATGCCAAGAACAAGGCGGTAGTGCGGCGCCGCTACATCTCTCGCTACCAGATCGATGGCGAGCCGGTCCCGGCACTTTCAGTGTTTGAGGTTGGAGATGATGGTTGGGATGGGATTACGACGTTCTCGCCGGATGCCAACAATCCAGATTACCTGGAGCAACTCAGGATCGGGGTACGGCTGTATCGTCGGTCAACAATCGACGAGTAACAAAAAACCACGCGCCGCCACACGTGGTTTCGCCCTGAGTGTAGGCCTGGAGGTCCTGGCGGGGACTGCTCACTCAATGGGCGTTCATTGATAGTAGGAGATGCACATGGCAGGCGCAATGCTCAATGTCGAAGTGGATGACAGCCGGTCTGGTGCAGTGTTGGCGGAGTTGGCAGAGCGGTTGGAGGATATTCGTGTACCGCTCCTGGATATCGCTGAATACCTGCATCAGTCCACGGACGACCGCTTTAGAAGGCAGGTCTCTCCCGACGGTGCTCCGTGGGCACCATTGGCCGCGTCCACTATTGCTAAAAAGAAGTCGAGCCAGATCCTGCGGCAAGACGGTTTTCTCCAGGACACCATCCGGCATCGGGTCAGCGGTGACGAATTGGAGTTAGGTTCGGATCGCCCATACGCGGCTATCCATCAGTTCGGTGGCAAGATCGAGCAGGCCGCCAGGTCGCAACAGGTTTACTTCAAGCATAAGGGTGGCGAAGTCGGAAATCGCTTTGTCAAAAAGAGGCAGTCCAACTTCGCCCAGTGGGTGACCCGTGGTGCGACTTCTACCGAGATGCCGGCTCGACCTTATCTCGGCCTGTCATCCGAGGATGACGATGAGATCCTCGCCATCGTGTCGGACTATCTTTCTGAACCATTGGAGGCCGGTCCAAGGTAATCGCGCTGAAGGCGTTTAGAGGGCCTTGCAGGTACAACGACGGCGGTAGTGGTTCGCAAGAAGCGTTAGACCAGCGTTAGATTTCCCTCAAGGGTCATGCCTGCATCATAGCGGTAGCCATAGTCACCAAGATCCAGCCAAAATACCCAATTCCTGCAACTCCCTCGCACCAGGTTGAGACCCAAATTTCTTATTTGGGGTTGAAACTCCATCGTTGATCGATGCCGCTGAAACTAGCGGCATGAAAACATTACTCGCACTCAATACTGACCTCTCTGCAGCGATTGCCAACGGCAAGGCGCCGGAATGGGTCGAGCTGATTCCAGCCGGTCCCGTCGTTGTCGGTCGTGATGGTCGTCAGTGGCTGTTCGATGAGCAGGCTCAGGAGATGGTGCTGAGCCTGTTCACGGCTCGGAACATCGAGCTGCCCATTGATTGGGAGCATGCCACTCAACATCTCGCTCCAAATGGTCAGGCGGCTCCTGCAGCCGCGTGGATCACTGAGCTTGAGATTCGCTCTGGCGGACTCTGGGGGCGCGTCAACTGGACCCCTCGTGGTGGCGAGCAAGTCGCTGCCAAAGAGTATCGCTTCCTTTCCCCTGTATTCGACTACGAGGCCGAAGGCGGACGCATCGTCCGCCTGGTCAGTGCTGGCCTCACCAACGTCCCGAATTTCCTCCTCACTGCTCTCAACCACGAAAACCCGGAGTTCAATGTGAAATTCCCTCCTGCGCTATTGGCATTGCTCGGTCTGACCGACGCTGCCACCGAAGCCGAAGTTATGGCGGCGGCCAACCAACTGAAGCAAGCCGCGAACACTGAAAAGACGCCAAGCCTGGATCGTTTCGTACCGCGTGCTGATCACGACGCTCTACAGCTTCGTGCTACCAACGCCGAGCAGGCATTGGCTACCCGCGTCAAAGCCGAGCGTGATTCGTCAGTTAACGCCGAGATCGATGCCGCCCTGAAACTCGGCAAGATTACCCCGGCGACCGCTGACTACCACCGTGCCTGTTGCCAGGAAGAAGGCGGCCTTGATCGCTTTAAGGCGTTCGTGGCTGCTGCCCCTGCAGTCGCGGAACCGTCTGGCCTGAATGGCAAACCGCAAACCGTTCTCCCTACTGCCCTCAACGCCGAGCAGCAAGCCATGTGCGCGCAGCTGGGTGTTGATCCTGAGCAGTACGCCAAAACGCTTCAGAGCGAGGGCTAACCCGTGCCGCTTACTCAAGACCGCAATACCTCAATGAAAGCCACCGACGTCGTGGTGATCGGTGTTGCAGCCAGCACCAAGATCTTCGCTGGTAGCCTGGTGATGCTCAATGCGGCCGGCTTTGCCGTGCCGGGTAGCACCGCGACTGGTTTGACCTACGCCGGGCGAGCTGAAGAGTTCGTCGATAACACCTCTGGCGCGGCTGGCGCGGCTCGCATGCCGGTGCGTCGCAACAAGGCATTCAAGTGGACCAATGACGGCTCCATCGTTCAGGCCAATCTGCTGAAGAGCGCCTATGTGGTGGATGACGGAACTGTTGCGGCCACTGATGGGGGCGGCACTCGCTCCGTCGCTGGCCGAATCGTTGGCATCGATTCCGACGGTGTTTGGGTCGAGTAACCCTCTCTATATAGGAGCGCATTGCGCATGCTGGTAAATAAAGCTTCGATTAACGCGGCGTTCGTCGCACTCAAAACGCTGTTCAACAACGCCTTCACCACCGCGCCCAGCAACTGGGAAAAGATCGCGATGAAGGTGCCGTCCAGCACGGGCAGCAACCTTTACGCGTGGCTGTCGTCCTTTCCTCGTATGCGCCGCTGGATCGGCGAGAAACACATTAAAAGCCTGAAGGCGTTCAAGTACACCGTCGTCAACGAAGACTTTGAGGCCACCGTTGAGGTGGACCGCAACGATATCGAAGACGATCTGCTGGGTGTCTACTCGCCTCAGGCGCAAATGGCAGGCCACTCGGCCAAGCAGTTGCCAGATGAAATCATTTTTGAAGTGGTCAACGCGGCTTTCACCAGCCCGTGCTACGACGACCAATACTTCTTTGACACCGATCACCCCGTGGGCGATCAAAGTGTCAGTAACAAGGGAACCAAGAAGCTCTCGATTGCAACTCAGGCGCTCGCTCAAGCCAGTTATGGAGCCGCCCGAACTGCCATGGGCAAGTTCATGGATGAAGATGGTCGCCCCCTGAACATCACGCCAACCGTTCTCCTGGTGCCAAAGGCGCTGGAAGACGTGGGTCGTGCGTTGCTCTCGGCTGACCGCCTGGAAGACGGCAAGACCAACATCTATAAGGGGACCGCCGAACTGGTTGTCTCCGGTCGCCTGACTTCGGACACCGCATGGTTCCTGCTCGACACCAGCCTCCCGGTGAAGCCGTTCATTTACCAGGAGCGCAAAGCGCCGGTGTTCGTCCAGCAGATCGACGCCGAAGCGGATGATGTTTTCAACCGCAAGAAATTCAAGTTTGGTGCTGAAGCACGTGCGGCTGGTGGCTATGGCCTCTGGCAGACCGCTTACGGCTCCACCGGTACGGACGCCTAATCCCATGGCCTTACTCATCACAGCATTGCGCGATGGCTTCCGTCGCGCCGGGATCGCTCACAGCAGTGCGGGCACTTACTACGCCGATGATGCATTCAGCGAAGAACAGCTGGAAGCGCTCAGAGGTGAGCCGCAACTGATCGTGGTCGAAGGTGTGGAAGAACCGGAAGAGGATGGCGGCGATGAGAACGAGGGCGGCGGGCTGGAAGGTAATGGCGCACAAACAGGCCCGACGCCTCGTGCGCCGAAGCCTAAGGCAGTTGGTGCTAAGACCCGCCGCGTAAGGGGCTCCTAATGAACCTCTCGCTACCTGGTGCACTGGTCTTGATCGCTCGCTTCGGTGCTACGGAAATGGCCAGTCTGGCCGTCCCTGACACCTTCAATCCCATTGAGCCTGGTCTGCTGGAAGCAGCAGCCAGGGGCGACGATCTGGCCGAATGGGAGGCCGATGATGTGGCGGCCGCCGTTGCGGCGCTGGCGAGGATTGCCGATGCCGCCACCCGGGCCCGGAGCGAGGTTCAGTTCTACCTGCGTTATCGCCGTCCAGGTGAAGACGCGCCGGATTGGGTAGCTGAAGATCTGCCCGAACTGACTCGGTTTCACCTGTACGGCGAGAAGGCCAATGCTGAGTCGAGCGTGCGGCTGCGTTACAAGGACATCATCAAGCGGCTGGAGAGCCTGGCCGCTGAGGATGATAAGCGCGGGGCATCTGAGTCTGGCCAGTCAGGTTTGGCAATCCAGCATGCACCGCGACTGTTCAGCCGCAACACGCTGAGCCGGCTCTGATGTTGGGGGATCTGGAAGACGCCATTGAGGCCAGGCTTGCGGACCTGAAAAAGCAGCTCCCGCGCCTGACGATCAAGACGTATGGCGGCGAGCTGAGCGATCCAGATTTGCTGGTTGATCTGATCAAGGGCACGCCCTCAGTGATGCTCACTACGCCTCGGGTGGTGTTTCGCCGTCAGAGCCAAACCAGCCGCCGATTCAGCGCCGCAGTGGTGTTCCGCCTTGTCATCTCTAGCAAGTCGGTCCGAGATGAGAAAGCCACTCGGCGGGGCACCGTCACTGCAGATCCGGGCAGCTACTGGATTTGGGAAAGCTGCATGCGGCTGCTGACAGGCTGGCAGCACAAGCCTGATGGGGCGCGTGCTTCTCCAACTGAGTTCGCCAACCTGGTCACCGGCAAATTCCAGTCCGATCACCTTTCGGTGCTAGGGCAGAGCTTTGCCATCGATCTGGACTGGGTGATCCCAGAAGAGCCGCTGCCAGACCTCGAAGGCATTGATATTTCGTACCACGTTCCAGGCGACAACCCTGAGACGACCGCAACAGACAACATCGAATTGAGGGTTCCGTGATGCGCGTGATCGCCACAACAGACCCGGTGCCTATGCAGCCGGATCAACTGAACAAGCAAGCGGGGTTCATTCAGCCCGAGCCTGCTGAGCCGGTGGAGGTTGAAGACACCTCCTACTACCAGCGCCGTATTGCTGCAGGCGAATTGCGTGTAGTCGCAGATGCCAAAACGGTTGGTCGTGGTGCCAAACAAATCGCTAAAGGAGTCATGCAATGACTATCGGCTTTGACACGATTCCAGCAAGCATCCGCAAGCCGGGTGTGTACATGGAATTCAACACCAAGTTGGCCGTGCGCACTCTGCCGACCAACGCGCAGAGCATCTGCCTCATCGTCCCTTTGGACGCAGGCGCTACTGCGGTAGCTCATGTTCCTGTTCAGGTCTACAGCGCCGATGAGGCCTTGGCCCAGTTTGGGGTCGTTGCTCAGGAGATGGTTGCTGCAGCGATTGACGCTTACCGTTACGTGGCCATCTCATGTGTTGGCGTGACCGTGACCGAAGGTCAAGAACCCAACATCAGTGCCGCATTGGCTGCGACTGCAATGGGCAAGTTCACCATCCTGGTGCCAGCCTGGTTTAGCCAGATTGCCCTCACGGCTCTGCGCACTCACATCAACACCTATACCGATTCGGTTGAGCAACAGTCGATCCTGGGCGTCGGTGCAGTGACCTCGACTATCTCTGCGGCTACCGCGTTGGCCACTGCGCTCAACTCCGGCCCGATCACTCTGGCGCTTCTACCAGGAACCACCTCGACCGCGCGCCAGGTCGCAGCAGCGTATGCGGCAATGATCGCTTCTGAGGAAGATCCGGCCCGTCCGTTGAACACCCTGGTCCTAACTGGCATCCAGGTGCCGCCAATCGCCAGTCGATTGGGGCGTACTGAGCAAGAGACTTGCTTGGCCAACGGCATCACACCGCTGGAGGTAGGTCCGGGTGACCAGGTGCAAATCGTCCGAGCGATCAGCACTTACACAAAGAACGCCACCGGGGCGACGGATGTGTCGCTGCTCGACCTGACCACCATGCGGACGCTGTATTACTTCCGGCAGGCTTGCCGTGATCGTATCCGCCTGCGATTCCCGAGATCCAAGCTTTCCAGCAGAACGGCAGCTGCGGTGCGTAGTGAACTGCTCGATGTTGCGAAAAAGTGCGAAGAGCTGGAGATCCTCGAACAGGTCGATGCCAATGCGAACGCCCTGATTGTTGAGCGTTCGCAGCAAGACGTGAGCCGCTTAAACGCTTCCATTCCCGCCGATGTGGTGAACGGCCTGCATGTGTTCGCCGGTCGCATCGACCTGCTCCTGTAATCCGAGGCCGCACCTATGTCAGATATCTATGTTGGGCAAATCGTCCTTTCCATCAATGGTGAGGACTACGAGATCAAGAGTCTTGAGCACACGCTTAAGACCGGTCGCACCATCGTCAAAACCATGAACCGTAATCGGCGGCCTTTGGGGA